TTATCTTTTACTATTCGCTTTCTTTGTTTTGAAAACTCCACCAAAATATAGGTATTCTTTGCGCTTCTTGCGAATAACACTGTTAATAGAATCAATGTCTTCTTTTGTAAGTATATACAATAAAGGTCTATACTTACCTGCTATCTTTCCGGCTTTTAAACAAGACATATCCTCAACTATTTTTTTTGTCAACAATGCAAGTCCTTCGCCTCTTTTCAGGCTATTAATAGTGTATTCAATACGGTCTTTGCCATCAATTTTCATGGAAGGATGATTGAACCTCTCATTTAAAGCAGCACTTTCTACTACATCCTCTTTATTGATTAACTTGATAACATCTCTTATCGAGTTACATTCCTCATTCTTAAACGCATCTACGCATTTTCCTAAATGAGGCGCCATCTTTATCTTAGCCTCTAATACTGTTATACCTAACGCATAGGATATTTGCATGTAATTTACCAACATAACTATTCTTTCTATTAAAACCACTCTTCGTCCGCTCCGACCTCTACCGAAAGCCAGTCCATGAGGAGGGTTATAAGGTTATAAATAGGTTTCATCTCGCTAAACTTTTATCGCGTTGGCAATATTATCCGCATCCGACAGCTTTCTTACCAACACATCAAATGCTGCTGTACACCGCTCTGTGTTCATATTGACCGTTTTCCCGATTTTCAAACAGTCGGAAGCAAGGTTCATTATCCTTGCCACATTTGAAAGCTTCAAATATTCCAACGTGAACCCGTTGAACCGTGCATCTTTCTTCCGAAGCTCTTTAATCCTTTCGTCAAACTGGATGCAGGCGTAATCACACAATGTCCTTGCAAGTTCGAACCTTGCAATCTCTGCGGAATGGGGTACGCCGTTATCGTCGAGAACCTGCTTGAACTGCCAATACAGCATATCCACGTGCTTGTTCACTTCTTCCGTGTACTTGTCGTTGCAGTCGGCGAAAAACTCGCTCCGGTCTGAACCGATAACGCTGTTTACAGTACGCTCGTATTCCTTTCTTGCCTTATCGGCATCATTCAAATACCGCTTGAATGCCTGTTTGTAATAAGGCGTTCTCTTCATTGCATGCAGGCACTCGATAACCTGCCCGCAACAGATGTCGTTTGTGAGCAGTATGTTGTAGGTGCGCAGAACTACAAGGCTCTCATACTTGCTGATTATCTGATTTGCCGTGTCGGTAGTCATTGCCTTGTCTGTTCTGCCTTGTTCATACTCTTGTTTCTGCTCTCTTTTGCAAGTTCATCAATCATGCGCTGATACTTCCTTGCCACCAACGGGCAGCGTATGCGCATTGCATTGTCACGCTGCCACTCCAATTGTTCGATTTTCTTTTCAATCTCTATGTCCATAATCATTTTTTCTTGAATTTCTCGCATATCCTGCCGTATCTGCCACAAGCGCACACTCTATGGCTTCTAATTTTACAAAAGCATGAGTTCTCGATAAAGTCTGTGGCGTATGAGCATTGGCGGCAGTGGACGGGGGATAGGGGTTCTTTTTTCTTTGCCATTATGTTCTGTTAGAAAGGCTGTTCTTCTTGGATAGAATCACTCATATTGCCAATTGGCACACAATCCAAATCGTAAAATCTGGTTGTTGATGCGTCAAATCCGCATATGAATTTCAATAATCCGATATTACGCCCTTTGGCAATATCAATCATGGCAGTACCTTTTGTGCTTACGTTCTTAAATTCATCCGGATAAGGCTTATCTTTTACTTCCGGACGATATATGAGAATTACCACATCGGCAGCTTCCGCTATCTGTCCGCTATCTCTAAGCCGTGCAAGAGTAGGAACCGGATTCAGGTTGTCCCTGTTTAATTGGGAAAGGGCAATAATCCATATGTCCAAATCTTTTGCCAAGTTCTTCAATCTTCTCGCTACATCACCCATCTGCTGCTCCTTATTAGCACCTTTCATGTTGACATTCAATATTTGCAGGTAGTCAATCACGGCACCGTCAATATCATGCTTTATCTTCATGTAACGGATAGAGGATATAATCGTGTCTATGTTTGATGTACTCCGGTCGTCAAAGTATATGCTTTTCCCTGCAATATTTCCAACCCCTTTGTCAATGGCCTGTATCTGTGAATCGGTAAGTCTCGAATACATGATTTGATTGGCTGGTACTCCACTTTCCATAGAGAGAATACGAGCTGCGATTTGCTCTTTTTTCATCTCCATTGAATACATGGCTATCTTTGCATCCGAACAGGTCGCATTTCGCATCATAGACACTGCCAATGAGGTTTTTCCCTGCGATGTTTCACCTGCAACGATTATCAAATCAGATTTCTGCAATCCTCCGGATTTGGCGTCTATCTTCTCAAATCCTGTTGGTGTTCCAGTCAGTGGCTTGCTGCCGGATAGGTTCTCGTTAATCATTTTGTACACATTTTCAATTCCTTCATTTATCGAAGAAACGGTGGTACTGCTCGATTTGAACAATGAAGCCATATCTTCATTGACCCTTTTTGCCACATCTTCAATATCTTCTGCCTCAGTGTATGAGTTGGAAACAAGATATTGTCCGATTGAATAAAACTTCCTTCGTATGTGTAAATCTTGAAGTCTTGAAGCGTATTGGTAAAGGTCGAATGTATGACACGATACAATATTCATGTATTCAACAATGTCGAACTTTACTCCGTTTTCTTCCAATTTACCCTTTACGAAAACAAGGTCAGCTCTATTCCCTGATGATACAACCTGAAGCACCGCCTTGTATATCTCCGCATGGAGTGGATTATAGAAGCATTCTTCGGTTAAGATGTCCCTTACCATTTCTATGGCATCACGCTCTGCTATGATAGTACCGAGAACGATTTTCTCTGCCTCCTCGTCACGTAATTGTACATTAACTTCCATTTTGATATTCAATTTGTTTTAAGACAGCATAATACAAGACATCCCATTTAGAACGTATGTCTGACCTGCCTTCAATGGTGCGCAATGCGCTTTTAAACATCTCATTCCCGTATTTACCCCGTAGTAGCAAGAACTCTTCCTCGGTAGGCAGCCGCATATTTGAAAAACAATACGGAGCTTGCCTCTTGATGTACGACAAGAATTGGTAGTACCCTCTCTTGTCCTCTTTGACAGACAACAATAACTGTTCGTTCGCCGCCTTATACATGTCCGTTTTGGATTTCCCGAGTTCAATATCCAGCCACCTAACAAAATGAGCCATTCCGTCTTTAGGGCTTTTACAGATTTCTCCCTCATTTTGAAGTTTTTCAAAGAATTTTTTGAGATATTCCTGGAAATGTTCCAGGGTAAAGTCCTGATGTCCGGCAGACCTCTTATTTATTACAACGGTTTCTATCCATGAACTATTGGCGGATAATTCCTCATAACATTCTTTCAGAGGCTTGTCTGATATTTCCGGGAGAAAAGCATCTACTTTATCTCCGTTAGGAGATTCATTAACATTATCATTATCATTAACAGTTAGATTTGTTGCGTCTTGATAGCATTTGTTAGATTTGCTATCATTTGTTAGATTTGTTACATCTTTATTGTAGCGTTTATTCATTGCTTTTTTCCCCGCTTCGCTTCGTTTTGCCACAATATCATTGTACTTGCAGGTATTGTAATCTATTTCTTTTTTAATGAAGGAGAATGCCATTTTAGCCATTGGTTTCAGCTCCAAAATTGTCCCCGATGCAACATACTCAATGATTGCATCGTACACTTCAAGTCTGACCTCCGATGGGTAACCTAATAGTATCTCTTGCCATTCAACATTAAAAATGAAAGATTTCTTTTTTGCTTTTTCTACCATTTTCTTTACTGCTGTAATTGTCGGAAATAAATAAACGCTTTCTATCCATGTATAAATGCAAAATGTTCATCTCCCCGCTTCGGGGACATTTCGGTATATGCTCTATCTCTTTGACAACTTCTTTGATTGAGGGAACTTTAAAGCTATCTTTTATTGTTATCATACATCTTTCAAATAGTCTTCCACCACATTGATAAACTCGTCAAGTGACCGGACAACGACATATTTAGCGCCGATACTTTCAAACTCCTTTTGATAGGCTTTCTGATTCTCCGACTGCCTGCCTGTTTTAGTCTTTAATTCCACCCCACAGAAAGGATAAAACTTATTCGGTATAAGAAGTATCAAATCGGGGAATCCTGCACGAACGCCCATCTGCTTGAACTTTGCTGCTTCGATTGCGTTGCGCTTTCCTCCATTAGGAGCATGAACCAGCCTTTTCTTCCATTTGGGATATTTCAAGTCCCAATATTTAATTATAGATTTTTGGAGAGAATCTTCTAAATGTCTCATATATATTTTACTTTAAGTTCAACATCCACCGGCTTATCTTTCATCATGGAGAAAGCATCGAGTATCCTCTCCTTAGTCAACTGAATAGGTCGGGTCATTATTTCACTTTCTATGTTTTCCAACGGTATCTTCTTTCCGTCATAGGTAATAAGAACCGCAGAAGTTATTACGTAAGGACTTATGTCTTGTATTGTTTCTTTATCTGCGTTGCAATCTTCTTGCTCAGCTTACTTAGACGCTCTGCCTGTTTGCTGTCACCTCCAATATTATGAATGTCTGACTTTCGGTCTGCGATAAGCTTCTGAATGATTGCACCTTCGGATTTGGTTATTGTAAGTTTCATAATGGATTGTATTAGTGGGGAAGTTCCGAATCGAACAGAACACGTTATTTTGCTGGATGGTAAAGGATAATAAACTAATGAATAACTAATACTAATTTTAAAACAAAATAATTGGCAATCAAAAAGAATAACCGCCCAATACGTTCAACGCTACCATATTCCCCATTTTCTCGTCAGTCCCCGTATACAGTGCCATTGGCGTAACCCTGGTTGGGCCTGGCGAGATTGTATGGATAAAATTATTTCCCAAAAAGACCTTCACAGGCTATTGCTCCCGGATAGGCGGTCAAGCCACACCGGGATAGTTAACTGTTAGCTGAAATTAAATCACTTAACCCGAACCTTTCACGGGACTTCTGCGTGAGCAGAGGGCTTTCGATTAATTATATCAAGTCTAAAATCTTTGTCTTTGCAATAGCGTCCAGCTTCATATCTTGAAGCCCCTGTTTCATGTATTCCGCTGCCTTTTTGTTGGCATCGTCCATGTCTTTTGCAGCTATTAGAACATAATACTTGTTCTCTTTTTCTTTCCCGTTTTCGTCTACGAAAATCTCAACAAGAGTGACCTTATAAAAGAACTCATCTTCCTGCTTCTCATTGACAATCTCACGTATCTTACTCCGGCTGATTGCGAAAACATCACACTCACCGTTGTATAGCTCATTGCCTTTCAATTCCACATGACCGAAAAGCTCATCATCGGTTATGTAATGTTCGGTGACTTCCTTTTCATCACCTTTCTCGTTAACCTTGTTTACTTTTAGCTTAAATTCGTATAGCATGATATTATATGTTTATAGGTTACACATCAGAACGGGAGGTCGTCTTCCCCGTCGGTCTGTAAGGTTGGCGCTTCCACCGTAGCTGCGGCATTCCCGGAACCCTCAAACTCATAAGGCTTGAAGTCTCCCAAGTAAACCTTTGACTTGGCTTCTGCTTCTGTCTTGTTCGCATCCTTATACTGCTTTGATAAGTATTGTTTGCAGTAATGGGTATTGCCGTATTGGCTCGGCTCTCTACGCTCATTAATATTAACGTTAAGATAGACGGCTTTTGCTTTCAGGTTCTCGTCCATACTTACATAAAGGTCGTTTTCTTCTATCGGAATGACAACGCATTTCTTATTCTTGATTGTTGCTATGCCCGCTTTTTCGAGCTTTAGCAAATTTACGCTTCCGGTTAAATTCATTTTCTATTCAATATTTGATTAATGATTTTGTTTGCTTCGGTTATCCGTCTCTCAAATTCAGCGATTACGGCATCGTCCCTTGTTATCTCTACAATGTGAATGTTGTGTTTCAAGAAAGGGCAGAAAACGGCAAAATCAGCTTTGCCCAATCCTGTACAGGACATCTCCGCTTGTACTTGGTAGAAGTATAGAGGATTTACTGATTTAAGCGTATCGTTATCCTTAACCTCATTCATATACTCCATGAACTTTTTAGGAGTTGGGCATTTTATTTCCACCACCTTTCTTAAGCCGTCTTTAATCGCTATGCGGTCGGGAGAAGCGGAGAAGTAAGGTATTGTAGGGTGCTGTATACTTTCGCACTCTTCAAGTTCGCATCTTGTGACAAGCTGGTAACGTTCGGCGGCAAAATCTTCATTTTCGTGTCCGAACTCTATAAACTTGTTGTTGATGCTTACCTGGTTTTGGTATATCTCAAACAGATAATCATCTTCAATATACTTAGGGAGTAGGTTTCTTTCTGCTGCGACTTCATATATGTATGAAAGGGCTGTCTTCCCAAACAGCTCCCCTTTCTTTCCGCTTGTCATTAAGTCCCCGATGCGACTTCCTGTAAAGTTCCCCAGGCGTTGGCGAAGCCATCCAAAACTACCCTGTTCAATCATTTTGTCTCAGTATTAAATAATTCGCCTGTGTTTTCATCGACAACTTCCGCTTCCTGCAAAGCCTCTTTCATTGCATTGCGTCTGGCTTCCTCATTGTCGGGATTATCATTGTACGACACTTCGGCTTCGTCTATGTCGGTTTCTGCCAGGTTATCCTTTATAATAGCCTGGTCGAATGTTTGGGCACGTTGCATTTCAATACTTAAGATACCAAACTTAGAAAGTAGCATTTTTAAAACTGTCTTCTTTGCCATAGAGTCAAAGTCGGTAGACCATATGCCTGTGCCGCGTTTATACGTTTGCGAAAACTTCCTTCCGTGTTTTTCACAATCTTCCTTGCTCATATAGAGAAACTTCTCAAAACCGTTGATGAGACTGAAATAAGCCATATAGCCTACTATCTTATCAGAAGCGCGTTCTCCAAATTCATATTCTCCGGTAAATCGGTTCGACTTCTTTATCTCCCCCTCATATATCTCATTTACGTTTATTGTCTTATATTGACCGCTACGCATAGCAAGTTGAACAAAACCTCTCCAGCCCATTTGAAATTGCGCTTGATTGCCGTAAGGGACAACGTAAGCAAATCCGAGATTGGGATTGATAGGTAAATCTAAAGTAGCTGCTACCACAGCGGCATTCATGATAGACTGTGGTTCTGCCTTTTGAAGCAATGTATTGCTATTGGCAACCGCTACTATCGAACTGATAAATCCCGGCGCTTTCTTTCCGAGAATTTCTTTGAAACGTGCTTTCACATTGTCATTCGCAAGCATTGATTTAAGCTGCGGGATTGTCGTTATTGTACTCATTATAAATGTTTTTTAGTTTAACAATATCTTGGTAGTCCTTGACTAACGCAAAGAAACATCCTTTCGTCTTCGAGTTCGTCAGGTGTATAATCATATTGACTACATTCAAGTTCTGCGCGCAACTCCTCAATGTCTACCTCTATAAGCTGAATGATTTCTTCTTTTGAAGAATACCCATACTTGGGAAGATAGTCCAAATCGCAAGCTTTGACTTCGTTCAGCTCCTTGTACAGTTCTTCAAGTTCATTTTCCATTGTATTGTGTTTTTAAACCGCCCGTACAAGGTTAAAGGGAAGCGGTGCGCACTTCGCTTCTCTCACGGCTTTTAGTACGGTAATAGCACTACCTTTGATGCGGATGGAATAAATTGTTATTTCATTTCCACTGCCTCTCCATTCACTAAAGAATAGAAAGTATTCTCTTTGATTGACTTACCGTCTACTTTGAACGCTTTAACTGAAATGATAGGATAAGTGCTCCCGTCCCATTCTCCACGTTCAGTAAGCACAATCCAGCATCCTAATGCTCCCTTTGCCTTGCAATCCTTTCCGGCAGCAAGGGCTATGCTTTCTTTGCCGGTAGCTGATGCAGCACCTCGGTTGCCGGTAGCTGATGCAGCGCCTTGGTAGCCGGTAGCTGATGCAGCGCCATAGTCGCCGGTAGCTGATGCAGCGCCTTGGTTGCCGGTAGCTGATGCAGCGCCTTGGTAGCCGGTAGCTGATGCAGCGCCTTGGTAGCCGGTAGCCATCTTTTCCTTTACCCACTTACATTTGCTGAAAGTGAACTTGATTGCCGCATCAACAATGCTTTTAATACTTAACTCTGCTCCTATGTGGATTTTTGAGCAAGCAATTTTGGTATCATCCGTATCAACATCCATATCCCCACTTCCTTCAACTTCATGGAACTTGTTCATACCAATGTTTGCAGGAGGATAATAGCCAAATACATCTAAGGGATGAAGACAATAGTGGAAACCATTACTACAAGCGCTTATATCACCTTGTTCTTCGTAATCTTTTCCCTCTTCATATTTAAAACCCCTGCAAGTCATATCAGAATTGAAGCCTTTGAACCCTTTTATCTTACTGAATTCTTCCGGGATAGTAACATTATCAGGAAGGTTTGCTCTGAGAGCCATATATGCCATATAATTTGTATCAAACCCCGCTATTCCCGTCCCAATGGCGGTAAGAAGAAACTCCTTTTCAGGATGTTCGTTGGCAAAATTCCGCAAGTTACCCAAATAGGTTATCAAATCTTCTTCTGCGACTTTCTCCATATCTTCATTCAGCGTAGGAATAGCATAGGATTGCCCTTGCAATCCTTCGGCTTGTCCCATGATTGCACCGAATTTCTCAACTGCTAATCTGGCTGCTCCACCGGCATGGTTGCCGTTCATATTACTGCCAAAAACAAATATTTGATTCTCTTTAAGTTCCTGAATATTTTCAGGAGTAAATTTCTTTTTCATATTTATATTGTTATTAATTGGTTTCAAGAAAAACCGGACTATCTTCACAGACCGCCCGGCTACGACTAAACAAATACTTCATCTGTAGTGAAGATGTTGCGACACCCGGACTCGAACCGGGACGAGTTGTCAAGCTCCACGCATCTAAGGTTTGACATTCCTATCATAGAGTGCTGCGTCTACCATTCCACCATGTCGCAGTGTTTCCCGGCCAGCACGTGGACGGGACTGTCTACATTAAAAAGCTATCATGAATTATTCACCCTTACAGGCTTTTGTTCCCGTGAGCGTTCTGATGGTTACCTTACTACTCTCAAACATCTATTGAGAGCCACGGGAATTATTTATTCTATTTTTTTGAACCGTTTATACCACGGCGAGCTGTTATGATACTCTATATCTCTTTCCAGTTCTTTTACCCTTCTGTTAAGAGCATTAATCATATCTTTCACTCCTTCCGGAAGGTCATTTTGGGAATATATCCAATAGTCATATGATAACTTATTGCCCAGATAGGAACTCCTAAATGTTTCCTGTTTCACCACGCCATATACATCTTTTTTCAAAGCGGATACTAATCTGATTAAAGACTCTCTATCAATTGTATATTCACCGTTTATTTCATATGAATCCGGCATTTCTCCATTGACAATCTGAACATTGTCAATGTAAAAGGAAAGGTTCTTTCCGTCAAAAGTAACTTCTCTGTCTCTCATATTAATTTCAATATTAAGTATAAGCGCTCCCTTCAACGCAACAATACGTGTTTAGCTTTCAGCGTGCCCGAATTTGACGGGAAGGGAGTATATAATAGTACCAGCGATAATGACGCCCAAACATCATACTTTAACGGTCAACGGACGATTTTCCGCGCTGATACATAGACTACTATTGTAGTATGTTCATTAACTTAATCACGCTGCTGCCTTATGCTCGTATTCACCTCTCAATGAACAGTCTTCGCAATCGGTTGCTTGCACGCTATACATCGCCTCAGCTATGTGTATATATAGATATACTGCTTATCAGCGCAGGCTAATTTTACGTGCCCTGAACACGACTTCATTTTTGAGGGTTAAGTCTCCCATCCCGAATGTTTGGCTCATCGGTTTCGCCTATAATGCTCCCTCTGCACGACTCGAACGTGCGACCTTCGCTAACCGGAAATTACCGGATACTAAACCTTCGAACAAGTAACCATAGCGATGCTCTGCCTGGCTGAGCTAAGAGGAAGGAGCGTTGTTCACACAACGCGGTTTCTTTCTATAAATCTTTCAATGCTTTTCAAGTCGTACCAAATGGTACGTTTGTTATATTGGGAAAATGATATTTCGGCATTGTTCCTTAGTTTTTCCAACAGTTTATCACTGCATCCTAAGTATGCCATTGCTTCCTTAGCGGAAAGCCATGTTTTTTGTACAAGTTTTACCTTTCCTACAGATTTCGTTCTTCCCATAACCTACCAACTTAGACTGTCGTAATATTCTTTGTTATTTAAATAAGTCTTTACGATTTGAGTATCGCTACAACCTTCGCCGAGAGAATCTACAATAACATTGTAAGCCGTTTCCGTCATGTTGTATATGACTTCCTGATTATAATCTGATTTACCTGCGATGCCGAGAAGGGATAAGAAGCCGATAAATCCTATTGCAAATACGGTAATCTGTTTTGAGATTTTATTTGCATTCATAATCTTCTCTTAGCTTAATCTTATAACTTTATATTCATCAATCATTCCTCTTTCCGTAAGTTTGATTTCGATGCCTTCCCTTCTCAAAGCATACTTAGCGGTTTTTGCCGTGTTGAACTTGAAATCACGGGTCTTTACCGTAATCTCACCGCCTACGGGCAATCTCCGAAATGTTTCTGTTAACGTTTTTTTTGTCACAAAACTTGTTTTCTCCATATCATTAAAATACTTTTACTAATTATTCTAAAAAGGTTTGCTCAAAACGGTATTATCTATCGTTTGACGATGCAAATATATAGGTTTTCCTATAATTATAATAAGAAAAGCTATTAAATATTATAGGATTTCCTCTATTTAGTTTAATTCTAAATAATGAAATTATGGAAACAACTATTAATCAAAGAATTAAAATGATTGTAGATGAGAGTGGAAAGGCTGTAAATTCTTATGCTGCAATGATTGGTGTATCTCAACCAACATTAAAAGCTTGTGTGGATGGAAATAATGCCCCAAGATTTGACACGTTGCAAAAAATACTTATAGCAAATCCTATGATTTCTGCCGAATGGCTTATGCGTGGAGAAGGTCGCATGTTAAAAGAGGAAAGAGCGGATAATGTAAATCTCCCTAATTCTAACTTTTCAATATTTACAATTCGAGAGATAGGGGATAAGACTACATTTGAACGGAGCGTAGCTATAAATATGAATCAAGTTAGAGCTATTGAAGACCATGCTACAACATGTCGTATTATTATGGTAGATGGAAAAGAGTATGAGATTTTATGTGACTTTTCTGATTTTATAAAACGATAAACAACTATGTGCAGAAACATGGCTAAACAAACAAAAGAATATGTATCTGAAATTACTCCTGAAATAAAAGACAAAATCATAAGCAGGATGATTTCATTCGATACAGATAAAGATATGAAAGTTTGCATCGAGTATAAAAAAGTAGAAGATTTAAACATTAGCAAGCAGCAATTTGAGGGAATAATCAATCAATTGCTTCGGATGAGATTAATAGAAAGACCAAATAAAAATGGATATGGAGATGTGTTTAATATAACCGTTGATTTATATGATTTACATAGATTCGGTGGGTTTGTTATGCACGAAACCATTTTGTTGCAGAAAATGGAGATAATGATTGCGACGCTCAATTCTATTTTGAAAGAAACGAAAGAGGAAGATGTTAGACAAAGAATTAAACAATGTTTAGAAACAATAGAGTTAACAATAAAGGTTTGCTCTATCTTGTCTCCTTTAATGTAAACATGTAATTTGATATAGACATTATGGGAATAGCAAAACTAAAAATAGGGAATATGAATTTAAGGAATATTCTTTCGATATGGAGAGCGAAGAAATTAAACTATAATAAAAAGAATAATGACATGGGGAAATTTGAACGTATTATAATTTACGGCATATCAGTCGTTTCCTTTATACTTTCCATAGCTGCTTTATGTCGAACTTATCCACGATATATATCTTATGAAGAGTGTAATTTAGGTTTTGATTATATGGGAGTGATAGTAGGGGCTTTATCTCTATTAGTTGGTTTCTTAGTTGCATGGCAAATCTATAACACAATTGATGTTGATAAGAAAATAGCTATGATGTCGAATAGTAGCAAGGATGCCATTGCCGAGGATATGTTTTATAGAGGATACAGTAATGGGATAGGGGGTAATACAGGTTCTTTCTTTCCGACAATAAGGACTTGTGTGGCAGCTCTAAATTTAAACTTCACAGAGGAAAAAGCGGCATATTTCTTAGAAATTATAGAATCTTATTTATGGGGTTTGGGGAATGATATTAGAACAATTGATAGTATAGAATCAGAAATTGATAAAATAAAATTTAAATCGAAATCTGTTGATAAGTGCTATAAAATATTAGCCCAAAAAAAGAAAGAAGCGAAAGAATATGAGAAAAAGCAAGAGGAAGAACGTGCAAACAAGAATACGTGTCAGTAAATTTATCTCAGAATTAGAAAACAATAAAAATCATATAATTTAAAAAATATATCATTATGGAAAATATTGCATTTTTTACTTCAATCATCGTTATTGTATTTGGGGTATTACAAATTATTTTATTCTTCAAAATATGGGGAATGACTAATGATGTAAGAAAAATTAAAAATAAAACTGTTAATAGTTTTAATGAAGCTCATAAACAAATTATACTTGGGAATAAAGATAGGGCTTTTGAAATATATCAACGCTTATATGTTGAGGAATTAATTAAGATTTCTGAATTAAAGCTGGACTTTGAAGAAAATTACCCTAAGTTGGTTGAAAAATACAAATATGAATTGTCTAAGTTAGGAGAAGGATATAGCATCGACTTTTCTGAATATGACGCAATTAATAAGATACGGAAAGTTACAGAATAAAGATTATACAGTAAACGTACTGCCGCAAAATCATTAGTTTAGCGGCAGTACGTTTAACTAAGGATTAATAAGGTTGATTATGCCTTGTCTGCCAATTCCGGTAATCTTTCTATGGTAGATAATATGACCGTTGTCGGCAACCTCTTGCTTTATATCAAACCAACCAAGAGTTGCGTACTTGGTGTATGGAACCCATGTCTGATTAACTTTATACTGTACACCAAGTTCTTTTAAACGGTTATTGAGTTCAATTGCCGATTTAAGCCCCAACTCTTTAGCTACTTCCGTGCATGTATAGGTCTTATTAACATGAGTAAGCACAGCTACTTGCTTTTCCGCTTCGATGCGTGCCGACCGTTCTTCTTTTAACTTAGTGAGAAGTTCAATACCGAAATCCGGATTATTCAGTATTTGGTCTATAACATTGTCAGTGGCGTATATGCCGTGTTTGCGGATTGAAGGAAGGATTTCACCGCATACCCAGTCTTGAAAAGGTTCTGCTTGCGGCTTGTCTGAACGCATGATAACTTTGTACAAGCTCTTTTCGTTAACGAAATTCATTTGCTGTTCTCTTCCAAGAGAATCAGTGACCCCAATCCGAATGGGGGCATCTGATAATCTTGATTGCACTGCATCTACTCGCAACCCTAAAGATTTGCAAACATCTGCAAGGCAAAATAAAGGTTTTTCACTTGTTCCGGCTACTCTAACTTCACCGAAAGCCTCATTCTTAAAAATTTGAATGCTGTCCATAATAAAGTCTTTTCGTTCGAGGATGTACCGTATTTCTTTATACGGAGATAAAAAGGCGAAAGCCATGCAGGGGGTTGTGACCTACACAGCTTTCTATATCTTAATCCTCTGATTAATTCTAATTTCCATAAGAACAACCCAATGCAATGCAAATATAGCAATAATTCCCAAAAAGTAATGTTTAAGAGTTATGTTTTTCCTATTAAAATATAGGTGCAAATGTGCCCCTCTTATGAACAATGAATAATTGATATTCAAGAAACCCGCCAGCCGTATTGCTGGCGGGGCATCGTAACGTGAACGTTGGTCGAAACCTCAACGTGCGTCTATGCTTGTTTACGTGGCAATACATTTCCTAATCTTTTCTTCATTTCAGCTATTGACCTATCCAAAGAAGCAATCATTATTTCATAATCTTTGTGTGATGCAGTTACATTATCTACTATCACATTACCAAGTTCTTCAATAGAGGCGCAAATATTGCCTACAAGTTGTTTGTTTTCTTCCATGATATAATGTATTAAGTTAATCACCTACGTAATGAGAGCCGAAACGCCCTTTATTGTTATTGGTATAGTAAGCGGATGTCGGGATTGATAAATCATCATAAACGCTGCGTCTTGCAGGTTCGGCTAAAGAAGCTTCCATTGCTTCTTTTTCTGCGTTTTTCGTTTCCTCATCAGACGCACGCTTCTTTTCGTTAACCCAGGCAAGTTTAAGGCAGTCCGCCCAATTCTTTACTCCATGAGTGAGTGAATACAGTTTCATGTACTTCTTAATCTGATGGGCTTCTTTCATTATCTTGCTTAAATTGTAGCGTTTCATATCTTATAGCTTTTTGTTTAACTTTAATGATACAAATGTAAGTAGTTTATATTACATTGCAAAATAAAATGATAAATAAAATACTTTCATTAACAATGTTTTGTAAGCACTTCGTTTTACGATTTTAATTTTAATGTATATTTGCACAGTCTTAAAAACGTTGAGTTATGAATAGAATAAAGGAAATATTAAAAGAGCAAGGTGTTACTATAAATGAACTTGCTGATAAATTGGGAATAAGTAGGGTTACATTATCTACCCAAATAAATGGTACTGCAAACATAGTATCTTACGAAAAGATAGCCACCGCCCTAAACGTCCCCATGTGGCAACTGTTCGCATCCCCGGAAGAAATTCAGCCCAAAAGCGATGGAGCCTCTATCACGTGCCCGAACTGCGGAAAGGAGTTCGAAGTGGAATTGAAAGCGAAAGAAAGGTGAACTTTCAGAACCTGATGCAATGAGAAAAAACGGAAATCCCGATTTGCTCCAATCTAAAAAGGATTATCCCCCAAATAGAAGAAAACTAATAAAAGTTACTATATAAGGAAACTTTTTGTATATTTGCACTATGAAACGTAAGATAAGAACATATGGTGGGTATTTTGAGGCATTTATGGCTACTTTAACAGAGAAAGAGCAAGAAAAGGTACAATATGGTCTGCTTCTTCTGAAAACTCAGGATAGATTGCCTAAAAAGTTTGTGAAACTAATTAGAGATGGATTGTATGAGTTGAGGACTGAATACAATAGCAATATCTATCGGGTATTCTTTATATTTGATGATGGGGCAATAGTAGTACTGTTTAATGGCTTTCAGAAGAAAACTCAAAAAACACCAGTGGCAGAAATAGAAAAGGCACTAAAAATAAAGGAGGCGTATTATGGAGACAAATAATCATCAGATTGTAGATTATGATGTAGTATTAGATGCAAAATTCGGGAAGGAAGGAAGCCCTGAACGTGCGAAGGCGGAAGATGATGCATATGCTTTTTATACCAGTCAGATACTTCTTGATGCAAGAAAGGAGGCGAAAATGACACAATCAGAGCTTGCAAAGAAGGTAGGGACAAACAAGTCTTACATATCAAAAATAGAGAATGGCTTGATTGAACCCGGAGCCGGTTTGTTTTTTCGCATTATTGATGCACTCGGATTGAGAGTTGACATTGTAAAGCCCATAATGTAG